CTCGTGCACAATTCAAGAACCTGGACGAGCCATTCTTACGTGATGTACAAGGCCGTCGCGGCATTTACGACTTCAAGGTGGTGTGTGATGAAACAAATAACACCGCTGAAGTTATCGACCGCAATGAGTTCGTTGGTGACATCTACATTAAGCCTGCCAAGTCTATTAACTACATTCAGCTTAATTTTGTGGCCGTTAGATCAGGTGTTGAGTTCTCCGAAATCGTCGGACAGTTTTAATAAATAAAAAAGACAAGGAGAACTAAACATGGCATTTAACGTTAATGAAATTAGAAGTCAGTTAACATTTGGTGGTGCTCGTAACTCCCTGTTCCAGGTGCAGATTACTAATCCTGGCAATAGTGTTGGTGACATCAAAGTCCCATTCATGGTTAGAGCAGCTCAAATTCCTGCTTCTACACTTGGTACAATCCAAGTGCCTTATTTCGGCAGAAAAGTTAAGCTAGCTGGCGACAGAGTGTTTGCTGACTGGACCGTAACCGTTATGAACGATGAAGATTTTATCATCCGTAACGCTATGGAAGAGTGGTCAAACAAGATTCAGACCCACAGAACAAATATCCGTTCATTTGGTGCTGCATCGCCTTTACTGTACAAGGCTAACGCTCAAGTAACACAATTCTCAAAGACAGGCATTCCTATCAGAACTTACACGTTCGATGGAATCTACCCTATCGAGATATCTCCAATTGAAGTAGATTGGAATGCTACAGATACAATTGAAGAGTTCACAGTAACCTTTGCTTATGATTGGTGGGAAGTAACTGGAGGTATTACCGGTAACGGTGGTGGTGCTTAATTATAATAGAGCGGGCTAACGCCCGCTCATTTTTGAGGGTATTATGTCAATAAGTGTGCCTTACACATATCTAATTGGCTGGACAAAACACAACACTTTCTATTATGGAGTAAGATATGCGCTTGGCTGCAACCCTAAAGATCTATGGCGTTTATATTTTACATCTTCAAAACATGTGAAAGAATTTAGAGAAATAAATGGTGAGCCGGACTTAGTAGAAGTGA